CCGAAGCCCAGCAAACTTCCCAGAAGCGCCATCATGGCTTTTCACCATTGATGAAGATGCCAAAGCAACCCGTCAAAGCACCCATACAGACACTGACAAGCCCCGCTTGGGCGTTGGTGACAAGATCAGGGGGAATGGACATGAACCAGTGGACTGATTGATATGTAAGCACCGTGACAGCCAACATCATTAATCTCGGTAATATTTTGAGTTTATCAAACGTCTCTGGTGTCATATTCATTTTGTCACCCCATTTTGGTTAGAACCGCCAAGAGCATTAAGATGATAGCGCCACTAGCACCGATCATAATCGCCTCTAAACGCTTCACCCTCGTAAACAGCTCTTTGTGTTGAATGGTCACCTCTGTGCGTAAAGATGCAGAAGTGACGTTCAGATCATCAATTCTGCTGTGTGCAGAGGCCACTGTGCGCTTATCCATCATTACACCTATCTGCCGCAAAACCACGCTCATTTATATCTGGCATTAGCTAGGCTTTACAGGCCAAGTTATATTTGTGGGAAACCCAGATTGATCGGGAACATCGCGCAGCGCCTGACGATAGGTTCGCCATGCGTCTGTGATGCGGTCTGCTAAAGCCATCGTGTCAGACGCTGCTAAAAGTGCGTCACGTTCTGCTCGTACTTCGGCTTCTGTTGGTAAGGGTTTTGTTTCTTGAAAATCAGGCCAGTTTGACATGTCTTCTGCATCATCAAATACTGCGCCATCGCCTGTTGTTTTGTTGTACCAAACTTTAGTCATAGCAATCTCCTACACATTGTACTGACGCAAATTACCAGCCGCACCAGCACCGCCATTATTACTACCACCTTGTGAGCCGCCACCGCCACCGCCGGGAGCAACACCCGCAGCTCCCTGTGTAGCACACGCACCACCCGCACCAGCAAATTGGCTAGTTCCCGGTAGTCCTACAGTGCTACTTACTATACGGCCTCCGTTGCCTGATCCAAAAATGCAATTCTCAGCACTGTTAGTTCCACCGTTGTAGGTTTTATTCCCAAGAGCATAAATTGCTGTAATACCAGTAGGAGTCCCTAAGTTTGCAAATTCATAGGGTGGCGTATTAAACAAAACAAAGTCCTCAGAAGAAGCAGATAAAGGAATTATATCAACTACACTTTCTGCTGATATGAGTTTTACATAAAGGCTAGTGCTGCTGGCATAACCTGTGCTAGTAGTATACACTGTGCCGCCTATAGCTGACGGCATTGTGAAAGTTGAAGCGGTGCCAGTTATCGCATTGTATCTTGCACCACCCCCTGCCACTGACCGACCCGCTGTTCCCGCTGCAATCGCATATACGGTGCCGTTTAAAACTCCCGCTTGTCCGTAAAGAAGAAATGCCCCGCCACCACTTCCACCTTCGGCAACTCCACTGCCGTTCGCATTTTCGCGCATTGAGCCGCCGCCACCGCCACCTATAAGGTATAACCAGACATAAGCATCGTCGGCCAAAGAACCTTTGCTCCATGTTCCAGATGAGGTGTATGTGGCAGTTGGCGAGGCCCAATTGGACGGGAACGTAATTGTTTCACCTGATGCAATAGCCGCAAAGGACAAATCGGTGCCATCAGAAGTTAAAAATGTTCCCGCAGAGCCTTTTGCTAAAGGTGCAGAAACACCAGAGCTATTGCCAACGTCAATTGAGCCTCGCGTCAGGTCGCGTGTGACCGTGCCAGAGAACAGCGCGTTGCCGCCAGCAGACATATCAAGCGTCAGCGCGGTTATTCCTGAGCCGCCATCATCGCCCTGCAACAAAATGTCTTTGTCTTGGACATTTGACTTGATGACAAGGTCACTGGATGAATTAGTTATACTGCCAATAGTTGTGCCGCCATCTTTAAATTGGATGACCCCACTATCAGCATCAAGTACAATAGCGCCAGCACTGTCCAACGTGATGGTTGTTGCTGCGGCTATAAATGTGCCGTCTGCCGTGATCGATATGTTTGCTGCGGCTGCGGCTGCGTCTGTAGTGGCGATTGCCAAGGCACCATTAGCCGCGACAGTCAGCGTTGCCGTGTCTCCAGCCGATCCAGTCAGCGTGATGACTTTGCCATCTATTGCGACATCATCAATTGTTGCACCAGACATCACCGTTGTTCCAGCCAGATTTACGTCTGTCAAAAGATCGTAGACAACGCCGTTTGTACTGCCCCCACCGTCTGTAGCGATCATTTTTACCTGACCAGCAAGCACCGCAACATTTGCACCATTTGATCCTTGGGTGAATGTCAGAGTTGCAGATGTTGCATTCTCAATCAACCAGACCTTTGAGATGGTTGCTGGCAAAAATGTTACTGTGCAAGCCTGACCACCGCCAGTCAATTTTAAGTACATGCTGCGGTCAGCATCGGAAGCGCCATCCGCGAGTGTTATGTTGTCTGTTGAGGCATTGGCAATGGCGCGTGTACCGTAAGAAAACGCCTCTGCAATTATCTCTAAGTTTAAGTTCGTGACCGTTCCCCATGACCCACTGTTATCTCCAGTGCCTTGCTCATTGAGGCGTAAATCATTGTCATAGGAAGAAGCCATATCAATCGATCCTTACAATTGCGGTGTCTTTGGTCGCGGCAGGAAATACGATGCGGAAAGTACCACCAGAAACAGAAAAATTACCGCCAAAATTAAGAATGGCAATTGCACCTCTTGCGTTGTTAGATGCATCGCCCAGCGTTTTATTGTAGATCAATGCGCCACGGGCAGTAAATGTTGCGCTTGTCCACTGTGGATCAGCCGCATCAAAAACACCGCTGGTGCTATTTTCAGCAACAGTTTTGCTTGCCAATGCAACGCCAGTAGTGGTGTAGCCATTACCTTGGGCAACCTGACCAGCGGTGATGTAACCATCAGTGGTCGCATTAAGTGTTGCGCTTTCGGTATACAACGCAATCATTATTACGTCACTGTCGAGATGATGGTCGCCCAGAAGCAAGTCTTTTTTAAAGAGCGTACTCATCGCCTGTGTTATAGCCATATTATATGCCTCCGTTATATTCTGCTGCATAGTCGCGTTGCATCTCTTGTACAGTAAGTTGGACTGCTTCGTCAAACTGGGTTTTATACAAAGATAAAGTCTCTGGCGCTTTTAAAAACGCAGAAGCCTCATACAAAGCCGCAGCCAATAAAACTGTCGGAGCGTTAGTGTCGATCCATGTATTGGCATTAGCCGCGCTTAGTCCCGTCTCAGGGGCTATGAAGTCCACGCTGTAGGCCAGCACTGCTGACGGCGTTGGTGCCATTGAAATAACTGTCCCAGCGGTTCCTGCACTATTTGTGCTGTACATGCGTGGGGTGCCTTGTGTCGCGGGATTAGGCGAGAAATCACGAATGTAAGAATCAATCCTGTGATCTAAATAAGTCACAACGCCAGTTCCCAAAGTTATTGATACCTGACGGATCATTCGGGCAGTGGGAATTGTGTATGACGCCGTGCCTTGCACAAGATTGGCCGCAGAAGATGTCGAGCGAAAGCACGGCATATTTGGCAGGCGCTGAAATATCATTTCTTCGGCCTGCGCTATGATCGTGTCAATTGATGCGACAAACTCTGTCGAGTCATCTTCCAAAAACGCTTGGATATTGGCCTTGAGTGTTGTGTAGCTCATCTATTTATCCTCAATTCCATGTTCCTTCGCCATAGCCACCTTGACCCCATGAGGTTTGCAGCAACACCTGTGCCGCTCCAACGCCGCCTGTTCCGCCCAGACCAGCGGTGTGTGGACTGCCGTCAAGGTCTCCCCATGCACCTTGATTCCATCCACCTATTCCCCAGCCGAATGCCTCGACAGAAACAACATTGCCAACAGATGCTGTACCACCAACGCCTGTGACTGCTGGCAATCCTTGAAGGATGCCTACGCCTGCACTGCCAGAGCCACCTATACCAGTTGCGATCTCATCAAGCTCTACTGGGACAGTGCCTCCCGAACTTGTCAATGCAGGTGTTTTGGCTGTCCATCCCATAGATGAGTGATTTGTGCAGTAATAATAAAGTGTCGGCGCACCAGATGCCACAACTATCTGGGTGTAAGCCCCAGCATTCCCCGGTGTTCCATAAGTCGTTACGCCTGTGGTATATTCACTTCCCCCACCATGCGTTCCGTTTGGCGTACTAGAAAATCTGAGTGGATGCCCAGAATTAGAAGATGCGCTTTGATCGAATCTGTATGTGCTGCCTTCT